CTTTTCACCACCGTAACCCTACATAGTGATTTTATATGTACGGGGAGTAAATGAAAGTATCTCTACTAATTTTGCTTTTTCTTCAGATGTTGCCATTATACAGTTTCCTTTTCTGGGTATTTTGCTTGGAACGGTTCAGCGTATGTTTGTATATTATCCGCAATCTTTTTCATGTCCCAAGTATTACAGAATTTAAGCATACGAATTCCTACCTGAGTAATATCTTTTGGAACAGCATTAGCTTCAATTGTTTCACGAATCTTAGCCTTGATGTCATCTGGTTGTGCTGTTAAGTCACATAACTGTACATTACGTTGGTAGTCTTCTAGAACTCTGTGTTCGACTCCGTTATGGTCAACCCATCTCTGTAACATGAGATTGTTCCACGCATATCCTTTGGCGTTACGGTCTTCGAACGCTTCAAGCAAACCAACTTTGTTTTTAGAACCTTTAGTACGCACACCTGGATACGCCGAGAAGACATTATCACTGGTATCACCACGCATACATTTCTCGAATAGCATCCACTCTGGGTCTTGCGCTGGCTTTGGCTCGCCTGTCTTTTTGTCTTTAACGGGTTTACCTTTGGCATCAAAGATTCCTTCGTGTGTAATATGTAAATCACCTACACCGTTATATTGACTAACGGTAGTACTTACCAATTGTGCAAAGTCGCCATCTGTCGAAATAATAACGTGTTTAGCTGTTGGATGTGCTTGGATCCAACCAGCAATTAAATCATCTGCTTCTAAATTAGGATGTTGTAATATAGTAGCATTGGTCTTTTCTGTAATGAACTTTTTAAACTCATCAAATGCTTCCCAGAACAATTTATCTTCATCTTGTTCTTTTTGTGTCATAGCCGCACGAGTTTCTTGTCTATTAGCCTTATAGGGCTTGTAGTAGTCCTTACGCCAAGAGCGACCTTCGAGGCAGAATACTACATGACTACCACCAAAGTCTTGCCATGCTTTCTTAATACTGTTAAGTGTAATATGAAAAGCCATGCCAAGTTTAATATCAGCAGAGCCTTGAACAACGTGTCTAGCACGAAAGAAAGTATTTGCTGTATCAACAATAATATATGTCATTCAACTACGGCTCGTCCGCCGCCTAATTTGCTTACATTAATAAAACCAGCACTAGATCTTGATGGATCTTGTCCTGCCTCGGCTAGCATGTTTGCGGCTAAATCTCTAAACCAACGATCTACAATCTCTTCTTCAGGATCGCCTTCAAACCCATAACCAGCTTGTTTTAATTGTACAATAAACTCTGGGTTCCAGTCAAGCTCAAAGAAGCCATTCCTGATATTATCTTTGTTTACATGAGTGTCCAAAACACCTACCCATGCTTCTCCTCGTATAGTAGCACGTTCTTTGGGAGTCATTCGGGCAATGCGTTCTTCTTCTTTGGCCTCAGCCGCGGCAGTAATTGCTTGCTGTGCCAATTTCTCAGCAACAATGCGTTCAGCATCTGCGCTGGCTTTGGCCGCTTCAATTTTATCAATACCGAATAATCGTTTAATTAGTTGTTTCATTTTTCTTTTCCATACAGTTACAGTCTCTGCCTTGTCTACAGTTGCCAGTACAGGAACTAGAAATATTTTTTGTCCAGCGTAGCAAAGACGCAATCAATAAAACTATACCAACTATAAAACAAAGCATAAAAAACATGTCAGGTACCCCATTCGTTTTTAAATAAAGGCACTTGTAATCTATCACTATAGCGTAGACCTGCCTTCATAGCCAATTCTGCTACTCGACGATTGTTTAATGAATAAACACTTTCGACACCGCCTACTGGCATTAGATAAACTGCGCCAGTAAAGCCAGCCAATCTATAAATATCCATAACTTCAAGTGCTTCGTACGCATCATCTTCTGTTGCTACTACAAATTTAAGATATGTATAACCCACATCTTGATATTGTAGCAATACATCTGGTTTAATAGCATCTTCACGTTTTTCTCCACTACAGCTTAACTTGGCACTGACGCTAAAAGTAATATCTCTAGCAAAGTGCTCGTGACCAGTTTGCCATTGTAACAAGTAACGCTGAAAGTCATCTGTAAGTTTTTGAGTACCATTTGTTTCAAATGTAATTTCTTTAAGATCATACATCTTAGGATGATCTAATAAATCTGGATAAGCCTTTTGCCATCCTAGCAAAGGTTCACCGCCTGTAATTACTAAGTGTTCGTCCTGCCAACCCTTCCAAGGCAGTATTTCCATAATGCGATCTGCGATAGCATCTGATGTAAGCATTGGGCTCAGATCTTTGAAACGTGGATCCCAACTGGCATAACTATCGCAACCTGTTGATACTAAAGGTAATTCTTCGTATTTGCCAAACATATGAACAACTTCGGCAATATCTTCTACTTCTGTACTAAGCTCACCACGTGGCATACCAAAGCCTGCACATTTAAAGTTACAGCCAAATGTACGCAAGAAAACAGACGGTACACCCATGTAACGTCCTTCACCTTGTATACTATAAAATAATTCTGCGATTTTAATTTTACTCATCTTCATCCTGTTCTAAAAACTTACTTACTTGATCTTCAGCATCTTGTATGCTTTCTGCCCACACTTCAAATGTAGCAATACCATTTTTAGCAGATAAATCAAACGGAACTGTACCTTGTGGCAACCAGTTATTGCCTACTTCACGTTTAATCTCGAACTTATTTAGGCTCGTGGTCTTCATACGATAAATTAATTCGTCAGTGAGTTGTTTTGCTGTGTCCATTTTCTTTCCTAAATTGTTCTACATCGTCTACAGCACTTAACAACGTTTGAGCATAGTTAAATGCCTGTTGACGATTCATAATTACAGTGGATTCTGTATCGACGTAGCCTTTAGTTAGTAATTGCCAAATAGCATGCCATCGAGTTTTACTCCACCAATTACTTTTTACAGTTGTATAGATAGTAATACTAACTTCGTGATCGTCTGCTTCTACCCATACATGATGATCGTGATTGGACGCACCACACTCGCAAGTAACTCGGTAGACTTTACTGTCTCCCCAGTCGTTTGTTTTCATAATGCCTTCAGCTGGCGTTTGGTACATCATTTTGAAGCATACTCCTGTTGCATTTTAATATTATCAAAAAACTCTTTCTTTGTACCGTGGTCATCTTTGAACGCACCTTTTAGTACAGTAGTTTGTGTAAGACTAGAGTGTGCCATAATACCACGGTTTTCACAACACCCATGTATAGCTTGTACATATACACCTAAGTCTGTGGCTCCTGTAGCTTTTTGGATTTCCCTAGCAATATCGTTACACAACTCTTCCTGGAGAGTGCCGCGACGAGCACACCACTGAGCAATACGAGTGTACTTAGACAAACCAATAAGTTTTTGTGCGGCAATGATACCAATGTAAGCGACACCACTAACGGGCTGATGATGATGACTGCACATAGAGCGGAGCTCACTACGTACCACCAACATACCTTCGTATCTGTCTTCGCTGTCGTTGGGAAATGCTGTTGCGTCCGGTGCTGGTTCATAACGTCCTGCCATTATTTCATTAAAGTACATTTTAGCTAGCCGCTTTGCTGTGCCTTTGCTGTTAGGATCTGTTTCACGATCAATTAGCAAGCGATCAAGCACTAGTTCAAATGCTTCAGTCGCTTCATCGATTAATCGTTCTTTATCGCCTTCGTGTAGATAATCACTAATATTATCGCCTGCCCAGAACCGTTTGTTGTCACGTTTCATTTTAGTTCTGATAACATCAGCAAAGTACGCTTCTTGATAACCACCGTCACCTGCCATAGCGTCTAAGCCGGTGTCTTCGTGTTCATATGTTCTAGATTCAGTCATTATTACTCCTATGTGTATATTATATAGGTTTATTTAGGTTTATTCAAGATATTTTCTGCTCGAAGTTTGCGACAGCCTTCTTTAACTTCTGGTGGATAGTCGGGACTTATTTCGGATATTGAACAATCATATCTAACAATCATGTGCGGATGTGTATAATTCCAATAAATGGCAAATGCTAATAACGCAAAACCTAGTATTACTACACTGAAAAAATCTAAATTCTCTCTGATAGAAGTATTTTGCATAAATCTGCGTCCTTTTTATTTTTGAATGTAAAGCTCATATAGTCGTGTTCGGGTTTCGATTCGTATCTGTCACCGGGCAGTCCAAATACTTCTAACACTAGCGCACACGTTTCGTTCCACCAAAATCCGTTTTGATTATCCCATACTACTGTAACAATATTATCCATCATTTACGATAGTTACCTTTCTCTGGAATAACATGTCTAACTCCTCCTCGAGGATCGGCCATATCACCTGTGCGTCGAGGAATCATATGTACATGTGGATACATTACTGTTTGGCCAGCAGCCTGCCCAACGTTTTGACCGACATTGAATCCATCCCATCTTTCCGCTTCGACACCTTCGAATCCGAATTTGTAAGCGGCTTTGTAACACTCCCAGAGACTAGTACCTTCGAGGCTGGTAGGCACAAAAAGCAAATGCCCTTGGGTAACTGGGTAGGCGTCTCTAAAGACCCAAAAGTCTTTTGTTCTGTATTCGATTTCTGTCCAAGGTGCTGTTTTGTCATCAAGTGCCTTTATTAGATCGTTCTGCACGTTCTGCCTCTTTTAACTCATCTTTTAAATAGTCTATGTAGTCAATCAATATACTAGCTTTACGTTCGTTACCGTTTTCAGATCGTAATCTTTCCATGTCAATTTTGATCATGTCAATCTTTTCTTGTAGTTCTTTAGCAGTTAGTGTCATTTTTTTGATCCAAAGCGTAAACCAGTAAGACTGCCTAACAACAAGAAATAGGCCAACCAAGTTTGCCATGTGTATGGGATAGCCAGTACTGGAAACAGAGTATTTAAACTCCATATACCAAGTAACGGCCCAAATACAACAGCGATTACAATTAGTGTAATGCCAAATATAAGTTTAATTAATGCTGATGTCATTTCCAAAACTCCTCCCAAGGATAAACTAACCAGCAATCTTCTTCTGCTTTGTTAACTTCCCAATAGGTATAGTCAACATCTTCGTTGCTAGCTAGATTATTAGTTAATGTAGCAAAGCGGACATTTTGTCCCCATGTTTTTTGCCACTGCGTTTCACCTGGCAAACAACTTGATTGCCAGTCCTGTTTAATCCAAGCAATAGTGCTACCTTGATCATTGATATCGTCAACGACTAAAATGTTTACACCATTGTAAGCATCTTCGGCCATACCACAGTCGCTTACTTTAATGCCGCCATCTCTGAGACTAACCATTAGTGTAGCCATAGGAATGTCTAAGTACTGACTGATTAAATTTGCTGGGACAAGACCACCGCGGCTGATACCTACAATATATTTAGGCATCCAGTTATCTTGTACCATCTGACGAGAAAGATCTAAGCAAGCACCTTCTACTTGTTGCCAAGTATAATAGATCTTTTTCATGCGGTTAATGCTGAAGCTAATGTTGCCATCTCATCCTTGGTCATGAAAAAATTATATACTTGTGAATCTGTAACTTCGCCATCTTTCAAACTTTCTTGAACCATGTCAATACTGAATAGTCCTTTAGGACTTAGTACTTCGTGTTTCTTTAGAGTAAGTCTAAAGCCGCCGTGTTCTTTGATAACCTGTTCTGTATAAGTGTCTCTAACTGATTCATGTAGTTCCATCTTCATCTCCTTTAATTGCTTCAAATGTTCTGTATTTGCCCAAAGCTGTAATGTATTCATCATACAATTTCTTTAGCTTGGGGTGTTTACGTTCTAGTATAACATCTCTTTCTGGAATATTCAAGACTTTTTCTATTGTATTCAACCGTTCTTCTAAATCGCGTCCATTAATAACCATATTACCCTTGACTTCTATAGTAGGAGGACTAGTTTGATTAATCTTCATTACAGCGTCATACGGATTGGCAACACTAGTACCAGTAGTCCAAACAGTATTAGTTCCAGTCGATGTTATGTAACCACCATTTGGTACAGTAGTATTAGTTAGAACAGGAACAGCGTGATTAGCCGTTGATACATTAATTGGTGTTGGGAAGTAGGCCATTCTTTCTATCACTTAAATATTTTTCGAAGTGGATCCATTTATCTTCAACAATAAATCCCCACTCACGTTGACGTTTGCCTACAAAGAACAATGTCCAAGGAGTAACACCTTCTTTTAATTCGATACGATGAAAGGTATGTGTATTGCCAAAACGGAAACTACCAGGGCCACGCCATACTCTTACTTCACAGCTTTTTGTACCGTCTTCGTTAAACTGAGCGATCCACTCGTAGTAACCGCCGGCAAGAATGATAGTAAAATAGTTCCAAGGATGATCATGAACATCATCTGGATCTGATTTTAAGAACTTGTGTAAGAAAATGTTATAAGGAAAGGTGACACGTTCTTTGAATAGAATATAGTAACGTTCTAAGTATGGTTCGTTTTCTGTACGATCCATAATAATGCGTTTACGGTCATGGCGTTCAAGCCAATTAAGGACGTGGTCTTTTATCTTCTGGAGTATCATAGTCGTCTTTCACTAGGTAATACGTTGTTTTAAATTTTTCAAATGCTATTTTAAAGCCTGGATATTGTTCGCACATTTTTTGTATGCGATTGAAATCTGGTAGTGTGTCTACAAATTCTTCAGGCGCTTTCCAATTAAAGGTACTACTACCAGCACCTGAAATGCTTATAGAGCTAATAGTTCCTATACCAATGCCGCCACTAGAATTTATAGTCATACTTGGCGAGATAGATATTGTACTACCGCTACCGCCGACTCCGGCGCCGGTATAATAATAACTTGATCCGGTACTGTTGCTAATAGTAATGTTACCTAAGCTAGATACATCCTGAGCTATGATACCTGTGTTACTTGATGTTGTCAAGTAGTCCTCCAGCACTGAAGAATCCATTATTTAAATCCTTTGCTTGTTTTCGCACAGTAGGAATCATGCGGGTATAATTGTCCATTAGCTCTATAATTTTACGACATAGATCGGGACGATATACAGTATAAGTGTTAAAATCTTCCGTCCATTTACTTGGATATTTAAATGTGCTGTAATACATTTCTGTATAACTTAAACGATCCGGAACTAATGGAATAGCATCGACTACCGCACCTTCATAGCAACTAATGCCTAAAGTTTCTTGTAAGTTAGCACTAAACACGATCTTTGCTTCGCCTAACAAGTTATGATATTCATTTTTTGTTAGTTGTTGATCCTGACACACTACAAATTCATACTGCGGTAGATGTGTAGCCAAGTCTCTGAAAATCTCAACTTGCTTCTCAGGTGCGATGCGATGCGGGAAAAGAATAAGATCACGCTTGGGCATATTCTTATACATAGTCAATGTATCGTCCATATACTCCATCGGCCAACCTGTGCGTACATACTTACCAGACTCTAGCATGTCCGCTTTATCTTCTTCTTCCCAAGGATTCTCAACCATTCCATCATTTAATAAGTTATGATGGAACATATCGATATGGAATTGAGTAGCAAAATAGTTATGATCAAATGCCGCAAAGAATGATTTTTCTGCGTGACGTACCCACAGTTTATTGCCAACTAGACGTCCAAGAAAGTCTTGGGGATCATAACTACCGGCGTGCCATAAGCCATGTGTGACTACTGGAATGTTCAGTAGTTCACTCATGTACTTTAAGTTTATGATGCCAGGATGCCAAGCATCGGTAAACAAGAAGTGATCGCCAGGCTGTACTGATCCGGAGCAAAAAAGCCTGCCCATTTGTTCAAC